GTCGAGATCAGCATACAATTCTGGCCATGGCGTTTCGAGCCAGAGATCATATTGCCTGGACGCCGCAGTCAGCCACGGCCGCTGATAGATATTGTCCCCGAGGCCCCAAGGACCGCGAACCAGAACATCACGCGGCAATTTCGAGCACGTCTTCCAATTTGATCAGGGGCAACAAGTCGACCCATGCGGTACCAGGCGAGGCATTGAACGCGGCAACGCCCATCTGCCACAACGACGGCACGATTGTGATCAGGTCCCGGTATTGTTTGTCGTAGGCGCCCGGCTTGTGCGGCCACGGATGCGGCTTGTGATGGTGTGTTCTATCAGGCACAATCTTGCCATCGGCGCCGAGCCAGATGATGGCGCCGCCGCGCCCGACCAGATGCGCCGCCAGATTGGTCGCTGCCGTCAGCGAGGTCCAGAGCTGCATCAGGCTATCGCGTTGCATTGCCAGTCCAGGCGGATGGGCTTTCTTGCAAACCTTCACTTTGGGATCGGTTTTCATTTTCGTGGTGGTGACGACGCGGCCTTTGAAATTCGCCACCGCCGCCTGGTTCACGTTCCACCAGCGCCAGTCCCCGAAGAAAAGAATATCGGCCCATGGCGCCGCATAAACGCTGGAATTGATCACGATCACGCGCTGGCCGCGCAGCCGATCGAGATCCTGCGTCAGCACGCTGGGACCACCGCCGATGATATACACAACTTCGCCCGGCCACTCGCGCGGCACGGTCCATTCACCCGACATGGAGCCGCCTGTAAGGCTTGATCAGGTCGACCACCGGCGCCGACAGAAAACCGCTGCTCGCCGACGATGTCGATGACGTGAAATAACTGATCCTGGTATCACCGTGCTGCACCTCGCGGATCGACGGGTCCCTGGCACCGGAGGCCCGCCCGTCGCGCACCGCCTCAATCACCGCCTTCTGCAATCGTGCCGGCGCCTGCTCGGGCAAATCATAGCCGCCTGAATAGGTGACCATGACGGGACCGGCGGAATAAGGACCATACGCAGAATTATAAGATCCCCCATAATTCCAGTATTGATCTCTTGGCAGCCACAGCCGGCCGCTCCGTGGATCGAACTGGTAATCCGCCGCCGTCGCGCCCGCAGTCGAGAGTTCGAAAATCTCGTTGACCGGATAAAGCGACAACACGATGGCTTGACGCGCCGGCAGGTTTTCATAGGGATCGAAGCTAAAGGTTTCGAGCGCCTCGGCCAGCCCGAACCGGCGATCGCAATACTCGGCGATGATGCGCGATTGGAACGTGATCATGGCCTGCAACTGCGCGTCCTCGTCGGTGCCGGTGATGCCGAGCGCGAGCTTGAGATCGTCAAGCGAGATCAAATCGGGACCGGCGCTATCAGTCGCCTCTTCCAGAATTTCAACGATCGAATGCATCAGGCAACCCTCACGCTGCGTTCGCCTTTGTCGCCATCGCGGCCGCTGCGGCCGTCGCGGCCATGCTTGACGGTAAGCGTCCAGTCGGCCGATCCGTCACCGGGCTGCGCTACTGTGGCCGGAACATTGCAGTGATACATTGACCCGTTGCGCGTCACGGTGTCGCCACGCGCATAGTTTTTCCCGGCCTCGAACACGCCGCGATAGATCATCCACGGGAAGGTGACCGGAATTTCCTTGCGCTTGTCGCCACGCGAAAACACCAGCGTCATGGTGCGCTCGCCGTCATATTCGATCGAGAGATCTTCGATCGACAGTCCGTCGCGGCCGTCGACCCGGCCCGGCATCAGCACCGCGCCATCGGTCAGGGTCAGCATCAATTCACCTTCGCGGGTGATCGCCGCACCGGCTACACCCGTGCCTTCCCGGCCGCGCTCGCCCGGCTCACCCTGCTGTCCCGACTCGCCTCTTTCGCCGTGCGGCCCTTGGGCGCCTTCAGTACCTCTTTCGCCCTGCGGCCCAGTTTCGCCGGGCTCGCCACGTGGGCCGGGTTCGGCTTTTTGTGGAATGGCATTATCGATTCCTTTCATCTCGATCGCCGCGAGCCGCGCAATAAGCATCCCGAGTTCGGCGTCAATATAGTTTTTCACCGCTTCGAAGCCGGCATCAAATGCGGCCTGCAGATTATTCATCACGCGGCCCTCACGAACAAATCCATAACCCGGTCGAGACTGATCGACTTTGGCACCGTGACGGCTTCATCGACGGCTTCATCGACGGGTTGCCCCGTTTGATCGGCCGGCTGTGCCGGTTGCGGCGCCGGCGGCGTGTTCGGCGCGAACGGATCGGCCTGGGCATCGCGCTTGGCCAATGCCTCAAGCGAGTAATTTTGTTGTTGCAAGTATGGGTTGTCGCCGCCGGTCACCGGCTTCAAATCAAGCTTTGCGCGTCCCTCGTTCGGCGCCATTACGCCGGCGCCGATCGCTTCCTTGATGACGGTGATCTGTTGCGTCGAATCCATCCGCAGCAGGTTCTCGGTGTCGAACTCGGTCCCCAGGCCCATTTCCTCACCGATCCCGAGCGCGTCATCAACCAGCTCCTCGATTTCTTCGATATGGCTTTGCAGTGCCTGCGAATAATATTCGACGTTGAGCGCTTGCAGATTGGTAAAGCCGCGCGGCAGCACATCGACCCCGACTTTGTACGGCGGCACATGGTAGACGCTACAAACTGTTTCCGCCGACCATTTGAGCTGTTCGATCATCTGGGTTTCCACGGCGGTCAGCGGCATTTTCTGGTAGGTCATGCCGCCCGACAGCACCGCCACGCGACCGAGATTGATGCGAGAAAACCGTTGCTCCCATTCCTCCTTGATGCGCTTTTCCTCCACATCGCTGACCTCGCCCGGCGCCGTCAGGATGCCGCCCGGCGTCGAATTATTCTCGAATAGCAGCGCAGAGGTTTTTTGCGCATTCAGTCCAAGCATGGCGGCGAGCCCTGAGGCAAACACTGGCGGCGTTCCGACCAGCGGATGAAACAGGCAGTTAAAACGGTCGTGGATGATCTCCCGCGCCGGCACGGTGATGTCGGTGATGTCGGCAAGAAAATTAGTGTTCAAACGGTAAAACACGCTGCCGTCGTCGGCGACCAGCGGCTGCACCCGCAGCGGATCGAGCACGTGCAGCGCGGTCACGACGTTGCGATTGTCGCGCACCTTGAGCACGTAGGTATTGCCGCGCGACAGCTTGGACAGTAGCCAGCTTTCCCAGAATTGATTTCTTGTCTGGTAACTATTCGGTTGCCGCAGCACGGGCGAAAACGCCGCCGATGTCGTCTCGCTCCAGATGTCGTCGCCGTCTTTCTCCATCAATTTGACGCGCAGCTTGGCGATGTCGCGCGCGATCAAGGTTTTGCAGGCGAAATCGGCATGGAAGCTCGCCGCCGTCTCGACATTGACTGCGACGTTGCGTTGCCAAGCGCCAGCGAACGGCTCGCGAATCAGCGGATACCAGGCGTTGCCGGCCATGACACTGTTTACGGTGTTCAGCGCCTTCTGCCCGTCCACTGCGGCGCCTCGCTCGCCGGTGAAAGGAATCGGGATGCCGAGAATTTTCACGATCGCGCCAGTTTGATTTCGTAATTCAAGCGCGTTGATCCCCAGCGACGGTCGATACGAACACCGAGAGCTTCCGCCTCGGCGCGCAGCCGGTCCAGTTCATCAGTCGATGGCTGGTCCGGCGCATAGCGCGCCATCAGAACTGCAACCAGGAGACTGGCGTCCGGCTCGGTGGCCTCGTATTCGTCGCCGACCCTCAACCGTCTGGTTCCGTAGTTGTGGGTTCGTTCCGCTATCAACTTGGTCATCTGTCTCCACCGTATTCATACGGATAACGCTGGACTTGCGTACGCGAGAATAGCGTGTATATTGGCTCTATTGAAACGGAGAGCGCATTGATAATTATCTTTCGCCAAGCGAGATAATTAGAGGCTCAAAGTAAACCTCCGAGAGGGTGCGAGGCCCTCGCTCCGCGCGCGACACAACGCGAAATGATTCCGAGGACCCACGAAGAAAAAATCGAAGGCGAGCTGGCCGGCATCAACCACCGGCTTGCGGGAATCGAAGGCCGTCTGATGCACCTGCAAACGATCGGCACTTGGCTGTTCGCGGGCCTGCTGGCCTCGTATGCCGCCATTCTCGCCGTTGCATTACGCGTTCACTAGGAAGAATGACACCCACCCAATATCGCGACGCCATCAAGGCTCTCGGCCTCAGCCAAGAGAGAGCCGGGGACTGGCTCGGTATTGGCCGCCGCACCTCCCAGAGTTACGCGCTCGGCGAAAGCCGCATCCCCGAGCCGGTATCCAAGCTTTTGCGGATCATGATCAAGTTGAAACTTAACCCGAACGAAATTGAAGGAATTACCAAGTGAAGAGATTACTGATTACGACCGTTGCTTTCACTGCGCTGTTTAGCAGTGCAACATATGCTGCTGAGCGCAATCCATATACGGTTCATGAGATCAGCAAGGCTTTAGAGTTCTTTGGTAGGCCCAGCCTTGGAACGTCCAAGATATTACACAATGACCGCGACGGGACTCGCGATAAAGAGACGACCAAAACCTTTACCGAGAGCACAATCACCTATCATTCCGGCAACAAATGAGTCCTCTTAACCGCGTCAGGATCAATGTGCTCTGCTGGGCAACGACCCTTGCCCTTGTCGGCGTCCTCGGAATCATTTGGTTCAATTTGAGCTTTTCGACTTGGCTCTGGTGGCCTTATGGATATTTCTGTCTGATGTTTTTATCGGCCATTACCATTGGGAGCGCCCAGCAT